GTTGCCCAACCAGCTGATTTCAACACATCACCTTCTTTGAAAGTGATACCAGTATTTCCTTTTTGAAACTCAAAACGATTAATGAAACCCCAAACAGAACGCTGGTTTGCACTATTCATAATTATTTTGATATACTTCCTAGACACTTTGTATTCATAAGAATACTCTGTAAGAGTAGGATATTGTTTTAGATGTTCTTTCAACAAATCATCACAGAGTTTTTGACATAGTTGTTCTAACTCTTGTTCTTTGTTGACTTCGTTAACTAATTCTGATAATTTCATTTACACTCCTTAATTTATAAATATATTATATCAAAATATGTACCCTAGTGTAAAGGTCTCTCCTCACCATTTATAAAGATGGATATTAAGTTGCAATGACCTATGATGTCGATACCTAAACGATGTCTAACACTATCGCACATAAGTGACCAACTTGCATCGATATTATCTTTATCAAGTGCAAGTTGCATTTCTTTAGAATTTAAAGGGATTTCCGAAACGACTCCATCGAAGTCTTGAATTTTGATACCATTTTTCATACTAACATTATATGAAAAAATGTACCTATGTGTCAAACATTTACCATAGTTGATGCATCAAAATCATGTGCAACATTTCCAGCTATGCAATATCTTCCAACATTGTCTTTTACTGGTTTTACTTGATGATACACATATGATGGGAAAACTACTAACTGTCCTGTGTATGGTGGAATGGAAAGAAGAGTTTCTCCCCATTGTTTTGTTTTATCTTGTACATGTTCTGCACATTTAGATAAATCTAGTTCTATACTACCATCTGGAAATTTACATAGTTCTAGTGGTTGTACTTTTGACTGGTCTTCAACATATGGATAGTAAGTCCAACTTACCACTGCTGGTTCATGATTATGTGCTGGTGTTACATCATTTACTTGATATTTCATACCCCAGACTTGAGTCATAACTGGTAAGAATCCAGTTATGTTGATTAGATATTCGTTTTGTATTACATGTCCAATCCAACTTAATAAATGGTCTGTAGTTTCATTAAAAAATTTCCAACCAGTAAATGTAGATACACCAGCATTTATCGTTTCTTTACTTCCTGTATGTTGGTCTCCTAGGTCTTGGTCTATAAGATTTTTTAATTCTTCATTCAGACATGAAACATCAGATGGTGCATCTACTGTTAATATTTTTGTGCTAGTAGATACATCTGGTAAAGTATACCATTGTGGATTATATATCCCATCCATCTGTTTTTTCTCCACTGATTCTTTTTCCAGAATCACTCTTATCGAATGCAGGCCCAGAATCATGTAACTCTTCTGTTGCAGATTGTTCTGTATCATACAACTTCATACGACTTCTATCTACACCTATAATGAATCTTCTGAAATAAGTTGGGTCATTGTATCTGTTCTTCAACTGTTTGACCATGATTTGGTCTAACTCTTCTAGTTCTTCTGTAGATATCAATGCAACCATCAAGTCAGCAGTTGCTGGTAAACCGAATGATTCAGATGTATCTTCAAGTCCTACATCTGTTGATGTAAATCCTTGTCTGTTAGTTTGTGTTGCAGTAACAATTGGTAGTTTGAACTCAACTGCAAGTCCTCTTAGTTCTTCTGCAATACTCTTGACCATTGTATAAGAGTTTACACTTGCACCAGCTCTCATTCTTGCAGATGCACAAATGTTTAGATAATCAAGATAAATGATATCTGGAAGAAAGTCTTTCTTTAGATTAAGTTCTTGCAATAGATGTCTAAAGTGTCCTGTATGTGCAGATGCAGTTGGATACTCTTTGACAATTAGTTTACCTGTTGTCTTATCACGAATAGATTTAACTTTCTTATCATACATATCTTTTGGTAGATTAGAAAGTTCTTGGATAGGAAGATTCATAAGATTTGCATCGATTCTTTCTGCAATCTTTTCTTCACTCATTTCCATAGATATGTAAAGTACATTCTTACCCATCATGAGATTGTTGGCTGCACAATGACACATGAATAGTGATTTACCAACACCTGTTCCTGCCATGATAACATTCAAGGTTTTATTTGGTAAACCACCCTTCGTAATCTTATTCATCATTTCAAGGTCAAATGGTAGTTTATCTTCTACAGTATTGTAGGACATAAATCTATCATCTGCATCTTCGATGAAGTCGTGACCGATGTGTTGGTCAAAAGAAACAGATAATGCATCTTTTAGAATATCTGGAATCTCACCCTTTTCTCTAGATGATGATTTATCAATAATCTGAATACTTTCCATAACTGCATTATAGATTGCTCTATCTTTACACCACTTCTCAGTTTCGTCTACGAGAAAATCATGTGGTGTTTCCTCAGTGCTTGTTTTACACTGATTAATAACAGTCATTGCATTCTTTATCTCTTCATCATTATATCCAGAAATATCATTCAATTGAATACTAAGAGCTTCATGAGTAGGACACTCATTATACTTCATAAAGTATTCATTGATTTGATTGTAAACTAATCGTTCAGACCTATCTGTAAAGTAATCTTCCTCAAGGTAAGGAATTACTTTTCTTGTAAAGTTATCTGATACGAATAGATTCTTTAGGATTGATTCTTCTATTCTATTCTGCATCTTCTTCTATAATATCAGTGTTCCCATATTTAAATTCTTTTTTGCAACATTCGTTCAGTTGGTCTAGAATTTCTGGTGTAAAGTATGTCTCTGGATTGTTGTTTATAGTTTTACCAAATTGTGTTTTACCATCTGGTAGTTCAATTCTTGTAGACACCTGTTTAAATATACCATACTTTATTGCTAGGTCAAGTAAACCATANTATCTATCTAGACCTGTATCATATGTAAGTCTAACATCAACCATCTTGTTTTCTACTGTAAGTCTTGATTTATGATTTTTACAATGAATGATATTACCAATAACTTCTGTTCCATCTTTTTCTTTTTTCTTTGAGAGATAGATGATTGAAGAAGCTGCATATTTCAATCCACTTCCACCACCCATTTCTTTTTGTGGGAACATAGAACCAATAACATCATATGTATGGTTCGTTACTATCATCGGAATACCAACCTTACCAAGTTTCAGTGTTAACACTCTGAATGTACCCTTGATAACCTGTGCCTTAGTCATGTCTCTGACATTCTTACCAGACCCAATATCTTCTGTTTCTTTAATTGTAGATAACATACCAAGTGAATCAAGAACGAAGAAAAGTTTTTCATCACCCTTTCTTTGTTTCTCAAATCCATCTATGATATTAACTGCTTGAGTTCTAAACTCTTCTATGGTTGTAACTGGAACTAGAAGTATCCGACTTGTATCGACACCTCTTTCTTCTAACATTTCTTGAGTCAATGCAGACTCAGATTCAAAATAAACGACATTACCCTCTGGGTTGTCTTCTAAAAACTTTTGCACCATTCCTAATGCAAAAAATGTTTTACCTGTTGCACTTTCACCAGCCAATGCTGTTATCTTATTAGATGGGATACCTCTGTAGATATCACCACTTACTAGTGCATTAAAGATATAAGAACCTGTATCAATATAACCATCAACATCACCTGCTACGATTCCATCTGATACAACTCCTGCTAATTCATTACCACTTGCTTTTGCAAGGTCTTTCAATAAATCCATAATATATTCCTCAAGTTGTTATTCTATTATACTACCAATCCCTGTTCTGTCAACTGAAAAAATCTTCTAGGGATGACACTGGTTCAGTTGACCATCCTATCTTTTCAAGAATTAATCTGAGAGGTTCGATGAATGATTTGTCAAATTGTAAATCATAATCTATGTAAGGATGGAGTTCAAACTCTCTAGGTAAAGTATTAATAAATCCTATGACATTCTCTTTGATTGGATTTGGTATCTTTAGATATAGAAATCTAATATTCTCACCGCTTTGAATTGGTTCGAATTGCATATCTAATCCTTTTTGTTTTACTAAATGGTTGAACATAATAGATGCTCGAACATGCATTGGTGTTCCTTTCTTGTATATTGAAACTGCATTCTCGTATTCATGAATACCATTTACTCTTCTAGGGAATGCAATATCATATGGTTCAAGTTCTTTGAATTCTTTTCTTGCATCCTCTACAAACTTATGTACAAGTTTTTCATCACCCTTCATAACAACCTTCAAAGCATCTTCTAACTTACTACGAACCCAAGCTGGTGTGGATGACTTTGCAGTTTCGATACCCATCATCTTAAGTTTAGGTTCTGCAAGTCTTACACCTTCATTGTCATATACATTCAGAATGTATCTTTTCTTTGCAGTCCATATACCTTTATCTGCAATTACCTCACGACCCATGACCATCTTGTTTTGATATGCATTTGTATAATCTGCAAGTTCTTCATAACACTTATTGATTACATCTTGCATTTTACCTTTTGCAACTTGGTCAAGGAAGTCAATAGGATTTTTTGGTTGAACACTCTTGATTAATTCATCAAACCTTACATAGATTGAATCAGTATCGATTGCAACCACATAATCATCCTCTGTACCTAAAATGGTATTTAAGTACTTGTTAACTGCATTTTCAACCCATTTGATTGCAAGTTGACCACTACTTGTAACTGCTTCTGCAAGTGATACTTCAAAATATCTAAACCACTCATTACCAATTGCACCATAAGCACTGTTCAAAGAAATCTTACGAACCATTTGATTGTTATATGCAATTGCAATCTTTCTGTTCAATTCTTGTTTTCTTCTAGGGTCATCTGTTGTCTCAAAC